ATTTGCGATCGAATTGATGTTGCTACAAGCCCTGATTTATGGCCCAAGCTTTGGCCTCGACAGTTTAAATATGGTACAGCTGCCAAGCCGTTTAGCTGGTATCTATATCCTAACCAAGACACCGTCATGTCGGAATTTGTCGAGAAGTGGGTTCCTTACTACCTTCCCCGAGGGGAATTCAAGGATCATCCAGTCTTTGGTTGGAAAGAGCAAATTACTAATAAGATGCTTAAACACATTACCTTTAATAGTGGATGGAGAATCTATTTCAAGACGTATGGTCAGAATGTCCAAGATCTTCAATCCGGTACTGTATGGGCGATAGACTGTGATGAGGAACTACCTGAAGATTTACTTTCGGAACTTGAAGCTCGGTTGTTTGCTACTGATGGTTATTTCTCTATGGCATTTACTGCAACTCTTGGACAAGAAGTATGGAGAAAAACAATCGAAGGAGAAGGGGACGAAGAAATATATCCCGCCGCCTGGAAAAGACAAATAAGTATGTTCGACTGTTTAAAATATAGTGATGGTTCAGAAACTCCTTGGACTAAAGGACGAATTGAACAAATCATTTTAGGATGTAAAAGTAACAACGAAGTCAAGAGAAGAGTATACGGTAGGTTTGTTGTTGACTCTGGATTGAAGTATCCAGGGTTTGATAGGGAAAGAAACTATGTTGGTAGACCTAAAAGTAAAGATGGAAAAGTTTATACGGGCTGCCCTAAGGGTTGGAATATTTATTCTGCCATTGACGTTGGTAGTGGTGGCAAAGATAATCATCCTGCCGCTTATGTGTTTCTTGCTGTTAATCCAGGTTGTACTAAGATCCGTGTCTTTAAAGGTAAAAGACTAGACGGAATAGAAACTACTGCCGGAGATATATTAAAGTTCTATACAACAGATAAAGGTGCTATGTCTGTAACTGTCCAGGTTTACGATTCTGCGGCAAAAGATTTTGGAACCATATCTACGAGAATGGGTATCCCTTTTAGTAAAGCAAAGAAAGATCATGCTATTGGCGAACTTGCCTTAAACACAGCATTTAAGTCAGGTATATTAAAGATATACAAGGACGAGGAATTGATTAAGTTAGTGCGTGAATTAGAGACACTACTAATGACAACGCCCAAGAATAAGTCAAAAGATGATTTCATAGATGCATTAAGATACGCAATTATGGAAGTCCCAATAGACTGGGAGAAAGTATTAGAGAACGGAGAAATTAAAATAGAGAAGAAAAGTAATATACCAGATCCAAAAGATAGGAGGGCAATGTATGAGTACTGGGACAGTGAAGAATACCGGCAAGAAAACGAGAACAGCATCGAAACCGAGCTTGATTTCTGGGGGGATTTGTACGGCGAGTGATATTTGTAAAATCATAAAGGCCTGTAAAGATTCAAATGTAGCAACTTTTTCCTTTAATGGATTGGAACTTAGCTTTAATCGAGGAATGTCTGGCATGGAAGAAACTTCCAGTCAACCGGTAATAGTTGCACAGGCAGAAGAAATGGGTGATAATATTACAGAATACTTAGATGAAAAGAACGAGGCAGAGAAATTTGCTCACGATATGGAAGAAATGAAGATCGTAGACCCTCTTGGGTATGAGAAATTTTTACGAGAAGAGGATGTAAACCATGCCTAATTTTAAAATTGATAAGTTAAAAAAGATGTATGCTGCAGGTAAGAGATGTGACGATCAAGTGTTTGCAGAACAACGAACTAATATTTTATTAAGAGCTGGAGATCATTACAATAAAAAAAGTAAATCAACATATGACAATCTGAGAACGAAAGGTAACGTAAACTCAAAACAAAAAATCCGTTTGGTGAAAAACCATATTCACAGAATCACAAATCTATTTATTAATTCTATTTTAGAGGGGAATCCTTCTGTCTCTACGGTGCCTTATAATGATAGTGAACTCTCTGATGTTAAAAGCTCAGAGATGAATAATGCCGTCTTGGATTGGATAAAGAACTCAAACAATTGGGAACGAAAACAAGAAAAGTTTGTTCACGACTTTATTGTTATCGGTGAGTGTTGGGGAAAGATAAGATGGGATTATAGTAAAGGTCCTGTTGTTGCCCAAGACGAAGATGGAAGACCGATTCGTTCAGGAGAGTTTGTGATTGAAAGGGTTTATGCTTTTGATTTAAAAAGAGATCCTACTGCAAGAGATGCACAAGAATGTGAGTGGTGGATTCATGAAACAATGGTGGAGGTAGAAGAATTAAAAACAACAGTTCGAGAACTGTCTCCAGATAATATAGAAAAAGTAACTTCAGGTAAGCTTGCATCTAATTATAAAATATTCGATGCGAACACTGGAGATTATAAAGATGTAAAAGAACAAGCTTCTGTTAAAGAACTTTTTTATAAACCTAGTTCAAGATATCCTGAAGGATATTATGTTATGTTTGTAGATGACTTTATTATAACAGAAGGTCCGTTACCTTTTGGTATATTCCCTTTAGTTGGAGAAGGATTTGATGAGATGACTACATCTCCAAGGTCAACTTCGATTATTAAAGTTTGTAGACCATATCAGGTAGAAATAAATAGAGCTTCAAGTAAACAAGCTGAACACCAAATCACCCTAGGAGATGATAAGGTTTATATTCAGAAAGGAACTAAGTTAAGCTCGGGAGGAATGTTAAATGGAGTTAGGGCCATACAATTTTCTGGGCAAGTACCTATTATTCAGCCTGGCCGCACTGGCGACCAGTTTACTGTCTACGGGCAAGCTCAAGTACAAGAAATGTACGAAGCGTGCGGGTTATCGTCGATGCTCGAAGACAAAGCACCATCATCGGGGGATCCATACCAACTTCTTTTCAGATCTATGAAAGAGAAGAAAAAGTTTGTTAAGTATGTATCTAAGTATGAAAGATTTGAAATTGAATTGTTTTCTAAAATATTAGAGATGGCAAAAAACTATTTAGGTCCAGAGCATTTAATTAGAATGGCCGGGAGATCTGAAGCAGTTAATGTGGCAGAGTTTAATCGTATAGACGATGCAGGATTTCAAATTAAAGTTATTCCACAGTCTGGAGATGTTGAAACTAAGTTTGGTAAGATATTATCTCTTACACAAGTTATGCAATATGCAGGAAGTTCACTTACACCTGATCAGTTAGGGCAAGTTATTAAGGAACTACCTACTGGTAATGCAGATCAAGCATTTTCTACTTTGACTGCAGACACAGATAATATTAGAAACGATATCCTTGCGATGGATAGAGGGGAACCAGTAATGGTTAACCCTTACGATAACCATCAGTTTTATATTCAAGGATTGAATCATAGAATGAAAAAATCTGACTTTAAATTTTCAGCACCGGAAGTGCAGGAACTTTATTTTCAGAAGATACAGCAGCACGAGGCTATATTCGCTGAACAGCAACAAGCCTTGCAGCAGCAATCATTAGGCATGATACCTCAAGGAGGATTCCTGACCACCGTAAATGCGTCATGGGAAAATCCAGCTACAGGAAGAGTAGAGAGGATTAAAGTGCCGTCGGAAGCCATTAAGTGGTTAGTAGACAAGTTGAACGCACAAGGTGCATTTGTAGAACAGCAAGGCGAACTCCCAATGGATTCGCAAGCTAATATTGCTACAGGTGGATCTTTGCAAGAATCTCAGTCGCAAACTGAGGCCCCAATAACTGAGGCCGTAAGCCAAGGAGTATAGAATGAGCGAAGAAGTATTAGATGGACAACCAAATGAAGAAGTCTTAGAAACCACTGAGGAGCAAGCAAGCCCAGAGGCTGGTAGCGAAGAGGAGGTAGCTGAGTATACGCCAAACTACAGCTATAAAGTTAAGGATGAAGAATTTGAGTTTGATGAATTTTTAAGAGGAGGCTTAACAAGTACTGACCAAGAAGAGGCCCTACGGGAACTCTATACTAAATCGAGAGGTTTAGATGGTTACAAGGACAAGTTAGTCACCAAGGAACAAGAATACAACGAACTTATGAAAGAAGCCGGTACATATGTTGATGGTTTTAAAACTTTAAAACAACATGTGGATCATGCAAATCAAACAGGGGATTTTCGAGAAGTAGGCAAAGCTTTAGGATTATCCGAGGACAAACTGTTAGAGTATGCATATGGACTCGCCAAAGAATCCGAACTCCCTGAGGACCAGAAAGACTTACTAAATCAGAATCGACAATTACAAGATCAACTCAAGTCTGTCGAAAACAGAATGAGTGGCTATGAATCTCAGAAATTGCAGAATGAAAGAGTTGAAGAGGCTAAATATATTAAGGGTGTTATTGAAAATGCTCCTAATGGCCCTGATGTTTGGAATGCAATGATGGATAATAGTAGAGATATGATGAAGGAATTTTATTGGTTGGGCGGTGATATGACGGATGCTGGTTTGAATCCACAAGTCGAAGATGTTGTGAATAAACTTATTCAAAACAATATGGGACTAGTGGAACTCAAGCGACTAAGAGAACAACAACAACAACCACAAGTCCAACAGGACATTGGTCAAAAGCCTACTTTACCAACAGTTAAAGGTAATAACACTGCAGCTGTTGTAAAAGAGATATCTAGTATAGATGATATCAAAAGGGCACACGCCAATCTCACTGGGACTTAAACATAGGAGATTAAAATGTCAACAAGATCGTTTAACGACATGTTAAAACAATATCTTCCGTATAAATTATTATCGGACGAGATTATAAAAAGAGATTACTTTCTCTCTACAGTAGAGAAAGATCAAAACTGGAAAGGTGGACCTTTGCAAGTTCCATTTGTAGGAGCGAATGCAAGTTCAATTTCTATTGGATCACTTTCTGATGAAGATGACATCAGTGAAGACGTATTCGTAAGAGGGGAAGTTGCTGCTTACAAAGAGCTTTGGGCAGCCATGAAGTTTAACCAGAGAGATTTGGATGAGCATGGAAATCTAGAGCAATCATTTTTAAGCATTCTTCCAGATAGGATTGATGTATTTGCACAAACAATGAAGGAAGTATTAGCAAGCTCTCTTTTAGTTGGTGCTCATATTGATGTTTGTGGAACTGAACATGCTGATAGTGCTGACGGAGTTTTGAATGTATCAAGACCAGAGAAGTTTCAAGTTGGTCAAAAGATTTTTGTTGCGACGGGAGCCGGTGCGATTAACAATCTTGGAGCATCTGATAAATCTGGTTACGTCGTAGGTGTTGATTTAGTTAACAGCACTATAACTGTTGCAGCCGCTAGAGGTACACTCGCATCTGCTTCTGGTAATGATATGGCTGGATGTGAAACAAGAAACATTTATCCACCGGGTGCGATAGACGGCGATGGTAACGAAGCTACTTCTTCTATCTTTACTTCATTACCTTCACAGTTATTAGCTTCATCTACTAGTCTTTTTGGTGAAACAAAAGCTAATTACCCCCACCTTCAGGCGTATAACCTGTCAGGTGCTGGTAAGGCAAACGTAACTGATTTATTGGGACATATCTTTGATGCTCAA